ATTTGTGCGAGGGCAGCATCGTCAGTTTCGATACCAAGTGTGATTTTGGCTTGGGCAATAGCGCTCAGGTTTTCAGCTTCAGCATTAAGCTCTGCAAGGGACTCAGTCGCGGCAGCACTTTGCTCTTGCAGTTCGACAGATTGAGCAGCCAGATCAGTCGTTGACAGACCTGTGTCTGCCATCGCTTGACGTGTAGCGCCCAGCTCGGTATTTAGCGACGTGTGTTCATCTTTGAGCTTTGCCGCTTCAGTAGCAGATTGGGCGTGTGCTTTTGCGTAGTTTTCGACTTCCTTGGCGGCCGCTTTGTATTCGTCTTTTTGAGCCTTGGTGACTTCATCGGACGCTTCCATTGCTGCTTTTAGGGACTCAGCATTAGCAGTAGCGGCTTGCCACTCTTGTGCTAACGTCTTAGTGCTTTCTTGCGCTTCTTGCCAAGCGGCCGATGCTTCCACCACAGCTAATTTTTGCGTGCGGAATAAATCGATCAGGCCTTGTTTTTGCTCAATCTCGTTAAAGGTTTTATTGAGTGCCAGGCCTTCTTCGCTAAGTTTAGAGACGTCAAGGCCCGCAGCTTCAATTTCAGCAGCAAGCTTTGCGATGGTCTCCAACCCTTGGACACCAGCCTTGATTAGCAGTTCTGTTTCAAATGTCTGAGCCACAAAAAAACCCCATCGAATGATAGGGTTATTGTGGTGGTTTGAGCGATTTGTGGTTAGATGATGCAGTTCAGGTAGTTAGCGCTCAACGTTGTTGTAAGTTGCTTAATTGTCTTGTAGCTTTATTTAAGTCTGCTGACACGCTATTGGTAATAGTAGCGTTAAATCCATTTTTACCTCTATATGTCATTAGTATGCTTAAGCTATTACCTTTGTCACTAAAACGTGTCTCCACATGCTCAAAAGAATCAGGATCATTCATGGTAGATTTAACTAAATCCACGAGCTCTTTGTTTGAACCGTTCCAACCACTAAAAAAGTTCTCAGGTGCGTTAGGGTCTATGGTAGTTTTCGCAGCAGTGGTATCTGTATCAGCACCAACAGGATTGCTATCAGGCACAATAAAGGGGAAAATCACTACCAAAGCTAGAAAAATAAGCGCCAACATACCTAACTTGGACTTAGATTTTCGACTTACCACCTCATTAGGTGATATATCTGCTTTAGCAAGTACAGGAGTCGTGTTATTCAAACGCTCAGGTGTCGCTTCAAACTGTTTATGACATTGAGAGCATTCAACAATCTGACCAGTTGACATTTGTCCTTCTAGCCCTGCTGAACAGTGAGGGCAGTTTATTTTAGATGGTTTTTCTATTGAATGCGGCATGGATGGTGAAGTTGTTTTTTCTGGCATCGCTTTTTTATAGGATTTCAAAGTACTTTGTGTTACTACAAATTTCTGCTGGCAGAGCTTGCACTCTGTCACATCAGCTCTTGCTAGACGTTTATCTGAATCAAACGCGGAATCGCAATGAGGACAAACCAAACTAGTCATAACACCTCCAATACCTTATAAATTAATCAATTTGAAAAATAGCATCATATACGAAAAAAGAGCAGTAAACAAAATTTGTCTACTGCTCTTTGGGTATTTATCAAACTATATAGCGATTACGATTAAGACTGTTGCTTGTACTCAGTAAAACGCATGGTCGGCTTACCTGGGTCTTTGATAAGTGGGCCAGATAGTCCGCCTTCCCACCAGTCGTCGCTAAACCAGTTGATATCACTATCGCTCGATAGATCGCCGTGATACATATCTAGGATGCCGTCTTGTCCAGAGATACGATCCTTGCCATCAAGGTACATCTCAAGCGGTAATGACGTCAATGTATTGGCATCAATCTGATAGCCTGCTGAGCCTTTGGTTGAGCCGCTATAAGTAATATCAGCGCCTGCGGTGACTGTGGCTGTATCTTTAAATCGTACCAAGCCCAGACGTGGATTGACTTCATAAGTCGCCGCATCAATGACTGCATCAGCATCATCAGTCAGTACCAGCGTCGTCTCATCGATATCACGATAGGCAAGCTTTAACCAGTTTAAGCCGACAGTCAATGGCTCATCAGTGAAGGCGATAGGCGTGGTCGATAGATCAACTGCTTCGCCCATCATCACTCGTGCCATGGCGTGCTTATCAAAGGTGTTAAATTTCATGCTGACATTGGTAGCACCTGCCACGCTTTCCGACTCTAGCACTTCGCCATATTCGCCGCGACCTGTACTGGTGAGCTGATTGCTTTCGGACTCCTTAGTCGTCGTCAGCTCCGTCACGTTGCCGATTTTTTCAAAGCCGTCGTCTGTGCCGTGTTTGCGAGCATACAGATCGCCGCTATACTTTTTGCCTCGTTGTTGTGCCATGTGCTTATTCCTTCTGATTTAAATGTCGTTTAATGGATGTATAAACGTATGTTAATAAAGCGTTAAATTTACTTTTTAGACTTAGTGCGGCGGTTATTACGTGCGTTATGCGCGATAAGCAACCAATGCGCGGGATAGTCCAAAATACTAGATGACCACATAGAATTGTCCTTATTGATTATCAGATAAGATTGCCACTTCAGCGGTGAAGCGCAGCGGAAAAAAAGCAAAACCGTCTTCGTATTGGATCGGTAGCGGGGTGCGTGACTCAAATGGTTCGGTCACTAACGCTTGGCCTTGTTCATTCTTTGGATCAAAGCCTTGTAGCGCTTTTGATATTGCTGTCAGTGTCTTACCGACATCGTCAGCCGCAGGGTTAGGTGTAAATTGCTGCTTGGTCAATATCACACTAAAGCCAATCTCAATCAGCTGCTCACGACCACGACCATTGCTAGCCGTTGGCGTATAGCCATCTAGTATCAAATAGACCGCGCCATCAAGCGGGACTTGAGTACGGTTAGCACCGCTAATCGCTGCAAAGTCAGCCGCTTCTAGCACGCGTTTTACTTGCGTCACTTCGTTCAATCGTTCGAGCAAATATGGGTAACACGCCAAAGCGTTGTCGCTCCAAGCTGGTACATTAGCCATTGACTACTCCTGCCATAAAGTCGTTCATGAGATCGAGTACATCGGTACGATCCTTCGTCGAAATACCAAATATCGGACGGGCTTCCATACGCTCTGAGCCGTCGCGATTCTTGGTGCCAGTCTGGTGATACTTGGCGTATGGTCTATCTGTACCAACTGCCGCCGACGTGCTGTTGGCGTGGCTAGTGATAGAGCGCATGAGATCGCCATATTCAACCATCTTGCTACCACGTCCGTTTTTGGCCTCAAGCGTAGACGGTTTGAGGTCTGCCCAAGTCGAGCCATCAGGCGCGGTCTTGGTGCGGAATCTATCGCGGGTGCTGTTTTCAATGACAGCAGCCACACCGCGCATGAGCGGCGTTAAGTCGCCGCCAAGCTTGAGATAGATTTCGCTGACATTGTCACGTAGCTCTGGTAATTGACTGTTGACATTGATCTGCATAATCAGTCCTGATAGATACTAGGAACGATGTTAGGTATGACGCTGATACCACCGCTAGCATTGGGCTGCTCAGCGACAGGGCCAGTCAGCATCGTTGGGTCTTTTTTGACCTTATCGAGCCACTTAATCGCATCGTCATAACGTTTTTCGACCGTTTCGGTTGTGCCGTTGCCATACAGATAATAACGAGCGATATTACAAGTATGCAGTGCTAGATCAGATGGCAGTTTTGCGCCATTGCGGTAGATAACTTTGCCCAGCGCATCAATACTAACCAGATTGGCTGATCGCAAATATGAGGCAACCTCACCCTCAGCATCAGCGATAGCCGTATCAACGACAGACTCAACAATGACCTGATAATTGTCCCTATCAGTCAGCTTGATAAGCTCTTTTTCGCCAAAGCGGTCGATTAAATCTTGTTGGGTTATCATGGCTAGTCCTAAAAACTATCAGGCTGGGCGATACCGCGCGTTAACCACATAAAGCCAGTTTGCAACTCAGTTTTACCGATATTGATTGCGCGTTGGTCTAAACCATTAGACATCTGTAGCTGCGAAACCAACTCACCAACTTCTTCAGCCTTAGCTTTGACTTTATTGATAGCAGCAATCTCAGCATCTGTTAGCTGGCGATAGCCTTTCACTTTTGGTTTATCATCACTCATGATTTTGTCCTAGTTAGAATTTGGGTAAAACACCTTGACCAGCCGTAGCCAGTCAAGGTCGAACCTATTAGGTCATCTTCAGCGTGGCAACCAGCTCAGGACGCAGCAGCAACGGCAATGGATTAGATTGCGCCTCAAGACTCCAGCCTTTGTCATGGTCCAGCTTTTCACGACTGGCGTAGTACGGTAGCGCCTTGGTGTTGACCGTGGACGACATATCCGCAGGGGCAAAGAACTCTTTAAACGTGTTCTTGGTACCAGCAGGTAAGATAATTGCTTCGCCTTCTTTGATTTGCAGACCAGAGTCAAACACATGATCGTAGTTGATAAACTTCAATTTCTTATGCTCAAAACCGACGCTAGTATCGCCGCTACGATAGGCAGAACCTTCTTGGTAGCGCTCATAGATCGCAGTAACAGTCTTGTGATAAATAACCGCATCCATAAACTCTGGTGAACAAAGCACGATCCAACCATTGACTGGCTCGCCGCCACGCTTTTTGCTTAAATTACGCACGGCACTGTCAATCATTGATCCAACGTTGCCGTTGGTGGCCGATAAATTCCAATTGATGGTTTGGCGAGTGATCCCAAAGCGATCATAGATATCAACAATTGGGTCGCCGTTAGCGTTCAAAATTTTGCCTGACAATGCGCCAAGCATTAGATGCTCGCGGGTATATTCGATGTCGGACTTCATATCAGCGAGTTTGTCATTGACCTTTTCAGCGACCGTTTGCGCTTTGTTACCACTGCCAAAAGCTCGCACATTTTGTACATCATCAGCGCGGACAATATCGTTCTTAGGTAGATGCAACATCTCAAAGACTTGACGATTGCCAAGATTGGTTTTTACAGGCTCACCAGGCGTACCGCGTGGCACAGCATTGACTAGCGTCAGCACACCGTTTTTGGATTCCACAGCGATAGACGTTGTGCTTTCGTACTGCGGCTTAAACAAGCCAAGCTCGCGGATAATGGTAGGATTGGCAGGCAGCTTGTTAATTGCCTCGGTCATTGGCACTACGCCATACTGACTGTCGTTAGATAAAGGCATAAGTAATTCCTAATATTGATACTGCGTTAAATATGATTTAAGTCGGGTTTAAAGGGCTGTTAGTCAGCGCTTAAGTGGTTGCAGCTTTAGGCGTGCCGATATACTTGATACCGTACAGATCGCCTTGGGTTTTTAGCGTAGCGACTGTTAGTGGCACCAAACCTTCTTCATCGGTAAACACCGCATCGATATTGGCTTGCGGGATACTGCCCAAAAACACGGTGCAATTGTGCGGTTGTACCAACACTTCGCCGTTGGTCTCGTCAGTCAACGCAAACAGATACTCGTTGCGCTCGGTATATTTGACCAGCTGTCCAGTCTTGGTGCCGTCAGTAGCAGGAATAGCGATACGGTTGCTTGAGTCCGCTTCAGACTTCAAAATATCGCCAATAGTGACGTAAGGTTCGCTTGGCATGTTGTGCTCCTAGGATTAATCGATAAGGCTAATAAGTGATTGAAACATCTGTCCGCGCTAGACACTTGCCCAGCACGGTTATCGCTTAGATATAGTTCTTGGCTTCTACTGCACGCGCTTCAGCATTGGCAAGCATCGGATTAGACGACAACTGACGCTCTTGACCACCGTTGCCATTTGGCTTGTGCTGCTCACCTAGCAAGTAATCAGGCACATTGTCTTGCTTACCAGGCGCACGCAAATCACCGATCATCTCTTTGGCATCTTCAGGCGATGCAGATAGCAGCATGTTGACGGTTGCAGCGCCGACGCCGTTCCAGCTTTTGCCGTCTTCAGTTTTAGTAAAGCCAGCTTGCGATAATTGCGCATCGATAGCGGCTGCTTTTGCTTCGGCTTCAGCTTCGGTTTTTTCTTTCTCAAGCTCAGCTTTTTCTGCTTTCAGCTCTGCGTTTTCTGCTGTTAAGTCAGTGACTTGCTTTTGTAGGGCTGCGATTTCTTCAGGTGTCATAGTGGTGTCCTTTGTACTGGTTTGAGTTGTGCCGTCATCGCTAAGCGCGATTGCAGACGTTTCGTTGTCTACACCAGTCGGCGTAAATGAGATTTCGAACACACTGCAATCTTTCATCACGATCATAGGGCCAGTGACCGTTTGACCATTAACGACAGCTGTTTCGTTCTGTCCTAATTGCTGGGTGCTTTTCGCGCTGATGTGTACAGACATTTGCCATGGAAAACCAGCGTCCGACTCTTGGGCAACCATTTGGCCGTACTGATTATCGAGTAGCGTGCCCGTCACCAGTAATTGATGGTTTTCTACAGTAAGCTGTCCAAAGCCCGCACGTTGGGCGCGGTCATGTAGCAATAACGCAGGTACATTAGATTTATAGCTAACGTCAGATAAGTCAGCAACGACCAACTCACCGCCTGATTGGAACGGCTTGCCGCTATTGGCGACGCCGCTAAACTTACGAGGCAGTGACTTGTCCGCATCAGCAGGGGCATCAGCGACATTGACTTCAGAGAGCAGGTAGATATTTGGCTTTTTGTGGTCTTTTGGCATAATGACGTCCAGCTAATGAGTAAAGGCGTGACAACGTAAAATACAGAGTGTCGATAAAGTCTCATTATGATGGTCGATGCTATAGTCGGTTAGATGATGTGGTTCAGGTAGTCACACATAAAAAATAAAACCGCTCAAATTTGCGATTTAAGCGGTCATAGATGGATTATTCACATAAGGGTAGGAATTTGGCGTCTGCGCCTCACAGTCGAGCGATTAAACGGGTGTTAAACGCTATTGCGGTTATGATTGAGAG